TCCTCGTCACCCCTCTGTTACCAGTGGGGGGACACCCTACGCTGCCGATGTACCGGCGAAGGAAACAGTGGTGCAGTATTCTCAAGTACGAAATCAAATGCAGATGGTCCCAGGCGGCTTTGCGGCCCGGAAAGCGCAGGTAAAGAATGGCAAACGATCCGATCAAGTTGACCAAAGATCCGATGGCTCTGGCTCGGATCATCGACGAACACTGCGAACGGGAGACCAACCGGTTGGCGTACCGGAGGGCGACGTGGCTGGTGGCGTTGTACTACCTGATGGGGGCGCGGCAGTTTGATGTGTTTGATCCGGAGAGCGGTACTGTTCGGTACTCGTATCTGGATGAACAAGATCGGCTGGACTTTCAGTCGAGCGAGTTGTTGAGTGCGGTCGACAAGATCTCGGGTCGTTTGAGCGGCTTGGACTTTAGGCCGTTGGTGCAACGGGTTGGATCGTCTTTGAGTTCGATTCGGCAACGGTCGATTGCGCAGATCATGTTGGACCAGGTGGTTTCGGAACACCAGTTGAATCGGGTGGTCCCACAGTTCAACCATTTGTTCACGCTGTTGGGTTCGTGCGGCATCACAGGTCACATGGTGAATCATCCAACGATTGGGTTGACGGCCGATCTTGAAGTTGTGCATCCGATGGAGTTGTTTCCGTTTCCGTCGTTGAATGCGGACTACACCAAACAGCGTGGTCTGTTGCGTCAACGGATGGTGTCGATGGAGTTCCTGAAGGATGCTTTCGGTCCGAAGGTGGCTCGGAACAAGGAACGGATGGAGTTCTATACGATCAAGCCGGGCGAGACCTTTGAGCAACAGAATGCGAACGAGTACACGCTGGGGTCACAGGTGGTGTATTCGGATCAGAAGGTTGTTGGGCATGATCCGCAGGCTGACGCAATGCAGGTCGTTCGTGTTCGTGAGTTGTGGCTGAAGGGTCCTCGGGACACGGTGACTCGGTACGTTGTGACAAGCGGCGAGTACGTGATCCATGATGAGGATCTTGAGGGCCGAGAGGTTTATTGTCCGATTGGGTTTGCGAGGTTCATGGAGAACGGCTCGTTCCACGGCGCCGGAGTCTTCGACCTGTTGTTCCCATTGTGCCGCGAAGCCGAGCGTCTACAGAAGTCGCTGTTCAACAACATTCGGGACATCGACAAGTACGGTGTGCTGGTGTTGCCGCACGGTTCGTTCAACGCGAACACGATGTTGCGAGACGTCGGTCAGGGCTTGCGGGTGTTCCCGTGGGAGCCGGATCCGATCAGTGAGGGTTTCCGTCCGTTCAACATTACGCCGTACAACTCTGGCGACGTGCCTGGGCGTGTGAGTGCGTTCGCGGTTCAGCAGATTGACCGTTTGAACCCGATCCGTGATTTGATCGCGGAGAAGGGCCGAGTGGACTCGGCGACCGGCTTGCAGTTCTTGGATGAGCAAGTGAATCGGGCAATGAATACGCCGACCGCCGGTGTTCAGCAGGCGTGGGGTGACTGTTACCGAGCGGTGTTGGCGGGCACGGTTCGGGAGGTTGTGTTCAGCCCGAAGACGTTCACGGTAGACCAGCTGACGCTGGATCTGGCCGGTGTGGTTGTGGACCCTGAGTCGATGGCGGTGAGCTTTGAGCAGAATCCGTTGCCGTCGCTTGGGCAGTTGTCGTTCAAGATCAAGGACATCAATCCGAGGAGCAAGGTTGCACGGAAGCAAGAAGCACTTCAGATGCAACAGCAGTTCCAGTTGGATCAGGACACCTTCATGTTGTTTGCATTGAAGGAGGGCCTTGACTTTGCGCTATGGAGTGACGAGCATCAGAGTGCTTACGAGTCTGTAGTCCGCAACTGTTTGTTGTTGTTTGGTGACGGAAAGACGCCGGGCCAAGTTGTGTTGACCCCTCAGACTACGAAACCAGAGATGCAGATTCGGGTATTGAATTCGTTCATGGCAAGTCCGACGATGGCTGTGTCTTCGGCCGAGGTACAGAACGCTTTCATTGAGTACCACAAGACTTTGATGGGCTTTATGGGCTTGGTACTTCCGAACGCCCTTCCCAATCCTGACGATATGGCTATGCTTGGGAAGTTAGATCAGCAGATGGCTCAGATGCAAGGGCTTCAGCAAGGAGCCGCTGGGCCACAACAACCGATGGCACCGATGATGCAAAGGGCATAAATGGACCTTGACCCACAGATGCGGATCACTTTGGACGATGGCACCGAGGTGTCGATTGCCGATCTTATTCAGAGCCGTAAGGATCTTGCGGAAGCCATTGAGATCAACGACACGCTTCAAGAAGACTTGAAGCAGGTCGGCACGTTGTTTCGCGCGGACGTGACCCACGAAGATCGTGAGTCCGCGACTCGAAACATCTTGGCGGATCTCGGCTATGAGGATGATCAAATCGACCAGTATCTGAACGCCGTGCGTTCCAGAGTGACCCAGGAAGAACCAACGGACGAACCAACATACGACCCCGATGAAGACGAGATCGAAGAGATCGACCTGCCAGATCTTGAAGATGACGCCGATATCAGTGGGGGGAACACAGAGGACGATATGAGCAACGATCAAGACGCAGATATTCTTCGCCAAGAGCTTGAGACGCAACGCGCTGAACTTCACAAGATGCGAGTTCGGGAACTACGTCAAAACTTGGATGCTCAGTTAGATCGGGTATTGGAAAAGAATCCAGACTTTCAGAAACTTCTGAAGAGCGCACAGGAAGTGCGAGGTGATGAGGGTCTTCAACAGGCCCGGCAAACCTTGAGGGGCCAGTTGGAACAACGGGCTCTTGAACGCATGCAAACCCGCCGCGCTTCGGCAGGAACCTTTGAGGACTCATGGATGTCCGAAGAGGTTGAAAAAGCAGTTGATCCTGTCGTAGGTACTTTCCGGTCGGTAATCGGCGACATTGACCGTTTGGGTCGTTCGTCGGAAACGGTCACCGGGTTGGACGCGCAAGAAATCTTGCGCAGTAAGCCAGTTCCTGAGCCTGAGTATCGTCCGGGTTCTTCGCTGAGTGACATTGAGTCGCAGGTGAAGAGTTTCGCAAGCGATACGATCAAGCGGGCACTGGCATCGTCTCCTGGTGAATCCGCAATCTGATAAAGGAATAAGTCATGCCTTTCGCAACAACTGGGTCGATCTTCGACCGTCAGTCAAATCGCATTCAAGAAGTTCTCAACAAGTCAATGCGCGTCTTCCTTGCCGGACTTGATCCGGTGTGGCGCGACAACGTCGTTACCAGCCAGGGCATCGGCAACTCCGGTGACCTCGGCCGCGACCTCAAGATCACGAAGCTCTTCATGGGCAGCCTCACGGGCGTGATTGAGTCCGGTCGTCCCTACGGAGACCAGGATCTGTACGGCGATACCACTTCGTCGCTTGGTCAGCTCATGCACACTCAGAACGCCAATCAGGCGTATCCGAGCCCGCTTGAGGGTCCGAACGCCACGGCGTACCGCCTCGCGATCCCAATGCGGTCGCTCGTCACCAACCTGATGATCACCCTCGGTGAGAAGCAGGCCGACGCGACTCCGGCGCTCATCGATCAGGTTGTGGCTCCGAAGCTCACGGCGTTCGCCCGCAATATGGCGCACACCCTGTGCAACTACTGGTACCTCAGCCAGAACAACAACTACGCCCTCTGCACCACTTCGGCTTGCGAAGTCCGCAAGATCGCCACTGCTGGTAGCACGACCGAGTACTGGAACATCCGATTCGAGCCGACGAACTACGCGGTGCACCGCTTCAGCCGTGGTCAGCGCGTCGACATCGTGTTTTCGAGCACAACCCCCGGTCTGCGTTCCAACGACTCGGCAACCACCTTGGGGGCCCAGACGCGGACTACTCGTCGGCAGCTCGTGGTCGAGAACGTCGATCCACTGACCAACAAGGTCACGCTGGTCACGCCGTTCAACACCGGAACTCAGTTCTTGGATAGTGGTGGAGCCCCCGTCAGTGCATCGGTGACCAGCGCGACCTATGCGGCAGAGACGGACTTCGATGGTGCAACCATCATGTACGCGAACTCGTCGATCAACGGATCGAATATCGCGGACAATACGTTCGTCGGAATCGCGGGCATCAATAGCTGGTTGAAGAGCGGTTTCGAGACCAACGCCAAGCTCCTTGGCGGCGAATCCGACAGCTCCGACTTTATTGATGTCAACGAGCGACCCGAGTTCAAGAGCTTCAAGTACAACGTCGGCGGCGTCCTGACTGAGTACAACCTGAAGCGTTACCTCCAGCGCGTTCATGCGGCGTTCGAGCCGCTCGGTCACACGATCGACACGCTCGTGGCGTCCGAGGGCGTGTGGAGCGCCTATGAGTCGCAGAAGATCGGTCAGTACCGAATCGACCGCACCAATCGGGTTGCGTCGATTACGAACGAGGGCCAGCAGGAAGGCTTCACCTTCAGCTTCGAGGGCCACACCTACAAGGGCTACACCTCGCGGTTCGTCGAGTCGGGCGCTATGTACGGCATCAAGCTCGGTGGCAAGAACTGGAAGAAGTACGTTCCGCCGAGCCCAACTGGCATGTCCAAGATGACTCAGGCGGACGCCTACGTTCCGTTCGAGTTTGTCGCGGGCGCCATCACGGGTACCTCGACCAACCAGCTCCCGATCTACCAGACCGTGAGCAACCAGACCATGGTCACGCAAGCAAGCCAGATGCCGGGCCGCATCCGCATGCAGCTCGTGCCTGATCAGGTCAACGGCATGAAGCTTTCGGGCATCACCGAAGACCGCGTCTACATGAGCTCCAGCCTTAGCAACTTCGCCTAATCCTTTCCAAGAGGGTGACGGTACAATGGGGCCACCTCGTAAATGGGGTGGCCCCTATTCTTTGGAGAGCAGCATGACGATGTCGGACGACGAGATCACTCGGGAACTCATGTTTGGAACGGAGTTCACGGCCGAAAAGTTTGAACTTGTCCCTTCTTGTCCGTGGCTGGAGTCGTTGCAGCGAAAGACAGGCTTGCCCACCCTGTTCGTGTACCGACATCGAAAGACCGGAAAGTTCGGGCTTGCCAACTGGACCGTGAAGCCAAAAACTTTCGGGCAGGGCGTGGCGGCAGCCACAGAGATCTGCTTGTTCTCAGCGCCCCCCGGGGATAACCCAGACGATCTGCCGGACATGGAATGGCTGATGTGGCGTTGTAAACCTGAACATGAGATGGTGGACGACATGCGCCGTCAACGGATGGAAAAGATCAGTGATCGGCAACATGCACTCATGGAGCGTAAGGCCGTGCTGGATGAGATGGAGAAGGTGCTTCGGAAACGGAAGTTGGACGAAGCCGCCGACAATCTGAGTCTTGAAGACGTACCAGACGACGGCCCCGAACTGGATCAGATGCGGGAGCTTCTACGCTGGGCCATGAACGACAAGATCATTTCTACAGGTTGAACCATGCACTCAACAGGATCCATCATCAAGACATATTGCGAGAAGGTCCGTCATTACCTTGATGATCCAGATCTGGACGCCAAGTACGACGACAATTATCTGGTTCGGTTCTTTATGTCGAGCGGTATGACAGATGTGATCAGCCGTGTGTCGATGATGTCCGACGCTCAGATTGTTGTACCGATGACCTTGAGTGTTGCTTCTGGAACTCAGTACTACAAGTTGCCTCCGATTGTCCGGCAGGTTCTGCGGGTCGGAGTCGTCAACACCAGTACCGGCAACTTCATTGAGGACTACCATCCTCGCAGTGAGTTCAACGTGTACGGTCCTGGTTGGTCTCTTGAAGGGAACACCATTTCGTTCAAGCCCTACCCAACCGAAGCCAAGACTTACACGATTCTGTATGTGCCGTCTGGAGATGTGGGGGCCCATTACGACGCCAATGC